TTCGTGGCGGTGTAGATGTTCGCCGCCGCGGTCCACAGGGCCGCGGTCAGGTTCGCCTGGGTGAACGCAGCCGCGCCGGTGCCCGCGACCTCAATGGTGTTCGCCGAGGCGACCAGGGCGGCGCCGGTGGCGGCCTCGGTCTGGATCGCGTACTGCGCGGCGAGGTCGTTCACGATCGCGTCCATCGCGGCCGGGCTGGAGAAGTCGATGTTCTGCCGCGAGACGTTGACGTAGCCGCCGTATGTGACGGCGTTGCCGTCGATGCGGGTGATCGTCATCTTCTGCGACACCAGCTCGGACTTCTCATCCGCTGCCGCGCCAGCCGAGCCCTGCTTGCCGACCGTGACGTGCTGGGTGACCTTCGGACGGTGCCAGGTCGCCGACGGCATCACGCGGGGGCCGAGGTAGGAGACGATCGGGCGGGCCGCGTCAACGAAGTTGATGACGTCGCCGATGATCGGGTCGGGCACGAGGCCCAGGTTGTCCGAGGTCTTCTGATGGGCGGCGGCGCGCTCGTAGACCGCGAGCCGCTCCTTGGCCTCGGTGTTGTTCAGGGACGCCTGGTACTGGTCGAGCAGGTAGGCGCCGGCCGAGCGGTACTCCACCACGTCGACACCGCGGCGGGCGCGGCCCACAGCCTCGTCGAGGTCGCGGGAGCGGTCGTGGACCTGCTGCGCGATCTCGGTCGTGGCGTTCAGCGTCTCGAGCTGGTCGTTGAGGGACTGCATCCGGCTGCGGGCCTCGGTGAGCTGGATGCGCTCGGCGTCGTTGAGGTCGCGCTCCTTCTCCTGCGCGGAGCCGATGAGGCCCTGCACGTAGGAGTTCTTCTCCTCCAGCTCGCGCTGGAGGCGTCCGATCATGGCGTCGGACGAACGGGTGTTGATGGTCATGCGAGTGCCTTCCTAGGCGTGGTATGTGGTCAGTGACTCCGGGGCGTCTCTAGGCCCCGGCACCCGCTCTAGGGGCCTGGTGCAGATGGGTGGTGCGGTGTTACAGGCTCGGCTGCTCTAGGCCGAGCGCCTGCCGGATCAGGGGATCCGCCAGGAAGTCGTCGAGGACCGGCGTGTCGAGCCGCTCCCGGGTGTCGGTGCGGGCGGTCAGGGCGTCGCGGACGGCGAGGACGTCGGCGCCGACGTAGGCCGGGTCCTCCACGAGTGCGATGTGGTCGAGCCACGCCTTGTTGATTCGGCGTGTCCTCGTGTAGCGGTCGAGCAGTTGGTTGGCCGGGAGAACCCCGAAGCCCACCGACGCCGACAGGCAGTCGTCCTCGGCCAGCGCCAGCGTGTCGTCGCCGCGGAGGGTCTTCGCGATCTTGAGGTCCGCGACCAGGCCCTCGTCGCGGTCGGGGTAGAACGCGATGGCCTTGCCGACGGTGTCGCCGCGGACGTGCTCGCGGTTCACGCGCACCCGGTTCGGGCGCTTCTCGATGCCGTCGAACGCCGAACGGGAGAACGACTCCTTCCAGACCTCGCCGCGGAATCCGATCTCGGCGGGCTGGTCGTAGGGGACGGCAATCAGGGTGACGATCCGCTGCCTCATGTTGACGTCTCCGACTGCGAGCGCGGTCGCCCGGATCTCGATGTCGACCACAGGGCCTCCTCGCTGTTCGCCGGGCGCATGACCCGGCCTCGCGCCGGTGGCGCGCTGATGCATGTCGGAGCAGTAGCCCTTCGGGTCCGCGACGTACTTCTCGAGGTGCCGCACGCAGCGGTCGAAGTCGCCCGGCGTGCCCCAGCGGATCTTCGCCGCGCCCTCACCCTCGGTCCAGTACTCCTTGAGCTTCTCGCCCGTGGGGTCGGCGGCGCGGAGGGTGACCGCGAGGACCGGGTCGATGTAGTCGTTCATGCGCCGGTGCCTCCTTGCTGGGCAACCTCGGGGATCGGTGCGGGCGGCGTGTACGGCGGCGCCTCCCCCTCGAGGTCTTCCAGCTCGCGGACGTCGGCGCCGGTGATGGCGCCGGTCTTCGCCCAGTTCAGGTAGGTCTGGGAGCGCTCGAGCATCCCGGGCCGGGTGTACTCCTCGGAGTCCAGCTCCACGCACTGGCCACGGGGCAGCGCCCAGTTCGACAGCGCCGCCATCACGGTCTTCGCCTTCGGACGCAGGCTGGAGCGGTCGTGGAAGTCGAACAGCTGGGTCACGTTGCTGTAGGTCATCGGGTCGCCACCGGACGGCAGACCCGCCAGGAACGGCGGCACGCCGAGGGCGACCGCGATCCGCGACTCCGTCCACTGCCCCAGCTCCAACAGCGCCATCTCCCGGGTCGAGAACGGCATCGTCTTCGCCGTCGTCCCCTGGGTCAGTAGCGCCGGGCGCCCGCTGTTGCGGATCCGGGAGTCGACCCACTCGTCGAGCATCTCGGTCGCCTGACCGCGGTTCAGCGTCTTGTCGGTCTCCAGCCAGTACGGCGGGACGCCGCCCTGCTCGGTGATCGTCCCCACGAGGCGCGTCAGGAGGCCCGCGACCACGATCCGGGGCGCGGAGGCGTCGAGCGGACCGGTTCCGCGGGGGCAGAACGGGTCGGACTTGTAGCGGATGTGGAGCAGCTCGGTCGGGTCGAGCTCGGTGGTGCCCATGAAGTAGCGGCGCTGGTTCGCACCCGCCATCTCGACCTTCACCATGTGCGGCGGGATCTCCCGGAACCGCACCGGGTAGCCCTGCGCGTTGCGGGCCATCGCGTAGACGAACGCCTCGCCCAGCTGGTAGTTCCAGAACAACGACTTCGCGAACTCCGCCCACGACTCGTAGACCAGGTCGTCGGGGTTCTGCATCCACGGAGCGGGGTCGAGAACGGTCCCATTCCGCTTCAGATAGGTCGGCATCGTCGACAGAATCGACGAGTTCAGGTCAAGGCAGTTCCAGGCGGTGTCGACCAGCGGCCGGGACTTCTCGGAGAACTCCGGGGTGCCCCACTCGGCCGGCCAGCCCGACCACGGCGACGGGTTCAGGGTCGCGAAGCGGGTGTTCACCACCGGCGGTGCCGGGTCGTACACGACACCCTGAGGGTCGCCGGCGTGGTAGCCCGGAGGCCCCACGCTCGAGGGCGGGTTGGCGTTGGGCGTCTCCCCGGCGGGGGAGCCGGTCAGCCAGGACCAGAAGGTCATGCGGACTCCCGTCAGGTGAAGATCAGAGGGCCGGAGGGGCCCTTCGCGGCCCACGCGGCGAGGGTCACGGCCTCGAGCATCGAGATGTCGCCGGCCGACTTGCGGCGAGCCCACGCCCAGCGGTCACCGACGTCACGCTTCGCAGCGGAGGCGACCGCCGCGTCGAGGTCCGGGTGTCCGGGGTGGACGAGTCGTTGCTCCTGCACGGCGTCGAAGATCCCGGCGCAGGCGTCCTTCAGGTCGTTGGTGGAGATGATCTGGAGGCTGATCCCGGCGGCTTCCATCGCGGGGATCATGTCGGCGGTCGGGCCGCCGCCGTCCACGACCACGGGGATCCCGCGCTCGGCCTGGATGCGGACCAGCTCGGGGATCAGCCACCCCACACCGTCACGCTTGTCGACCGCACCCACGACGACCTTCTCGCCGCTCATGCCGGCCGCGGCGATCGACGCCCGCATCCGGTCGAAGGAGACCGCGACGCCGAGGGCGTCGACAGCAGGGCTGAGATCCTCCATGCGGCACGCCTTCCAACGACCAGGCCCGAAGGCAGTCGAGGAGGCGGCGTCCGGGTCCCCCCACCAGCCGAGCCGCTCACGTGCGAAGCCCTCCGGGGCGATCACGCCGAACTCGATCTTCTCGATGCGGGCGATCGACAGCCGCCCAGACTCGATCGCCGGGTTCACGGCCAGCCACAGGGCCCGGTCAGCCACGTCGGGAAGTGCGCCATCAGGCACGCCGTAGTCGGTCCACGCGAGATGCTTGTCGCGCTTCTCCTCGCCGTCCCGGCGCAAGCGGGTCAGCACTTCGCCTGATGCACCCTCGTCGGGGTCGGGCGGCGTGCCGGTGATGATGAACTGAGGGTTCCCGAGCGGGGCGGCTGCCAGCGTGAAGCCGAGCGCTTCGAACTCGTCGTCCTCGAGGAACTGCGCCTCGTCGCACACCAGCACGTCGACTGTGTAGCCGCGACCCGAGCGCTTCGACCGGGCGATGAACTCGATCGACCCGCCGTTGGTGAGGACGATCGCTTCCTGGCCGTTCGTCTTCCGGATCTCCTTGGCCAGCGCCGCCAACTCCGGGTACTGCCGGACGTTCTCGAAGAACGACGCGATCCGCAGGAACGCCTTCCGTGCCGTCTTCACCTCGTGCGCGGTGTGCAGGAACTTCTCACCCAGCGCGACCATCCCGAACAGCTCGCGCATCTCCAACAGCGCGTTCTTCCCGTTCTGCCGCGGGACGCACAGGCCGCACTTCGCAGCGGCCCACTGGCCATCAGCCCGGCGGCCGAGCCAGTCGTCGAGGATGTCCTCCTGCCACAGGTCCGGCTTCAGGCCGTAGCCCGACGACAGGAACGCGGCGTCGTCGGCGTCGCTACTTGCTGCGCGCGGCGCGTGCCGGACGCGCGGCAGGCTTCTTGACAGCACGGCGCTGCTTGAGCTCATCGAGCACCGTCCCCTTTGCTGCCGGCTGGAGGGCCTCGAGCGTCTCGATGTCGGCGATGCACTTCATGTAGTGACCGACGAACCCCGAAACGCCCTGTAGGCCGTGCTCGGAGTGCTCAGCCTGGATGATGGCCCGGAGGTGCTCCCGCAGCTCGCGGAGGTCTTCTAGGCGGCTCATAGCGCCTCCTGAGGGCCTTTGATCGGTTCGCGGGGGGATACGACACAACGACTGGCTGGTCAGGAGGGTCGTTTGTAAAAAATCCGCGCCGTCACAACGCCCATCGACGCGCGTGAACGGGCCCGCTCTGCCGTGCCCTGGCCCTCCGCGCAGCGTCGGTGAGGTTGCACGCCCGGTGCTCGGGTCCGCGGATGCCCACCCCGTCGTCCTGGTGGCCCACCGTCACGCCGTCACGCTCCATGCCGCGCGGGTTGGTGATGTACCTGGACTCGAGCAGGCAGTCGACGGCAGCGCACACGACGTAGCCCTCGCGTTGGATGCGGCGCTTGTAGCCGGCGAGCAGGTCGCGGTGCGCCTTGGTCCGGTACTTCGGGTCGGCCGGCGCGCTGCGATCCCAGCCCATCAGCGTCCGACCAGATCGTTGAGCAGCTCATCGAGCGTGGCGTGCCACATGTCCCAGTCGGTGGGGTGCTCGGGTGTGCCGACCACGGGCATGACGCGCTTGGCTCGGTGGGCGGTGTCGTGCAGCGCCTTGATGGTGGACGCCTGGACGTCGGCGGTGGTGGTCATGTCGCGTCCTCGGTGGGCGCGATGATCTCGGTGGCTTCACGGAGTAGGGCGAGGATGGTGACCTTGGCTTGGTCGAGTGCGTCTGGGTAGTCGGCGTCGATCTCGACGACGATGGTGACGACCTCGGTGTCGGGCCACTCGCGGCGGATGGTGACGCTGTTGGCCATGTCGCCCCCTACATGACGAACCCCGCCGTGCGCTGTGCGGACGACGGGGGGCTTTGGGCGTGCAGTAGCGGAGGTGTGGGAATCG